TAATTGTCCAGGACAGCTTTACGGTCTGCCTTCTCCACGATTAGTACCCCATCGTCACCGTCATTTGCATATTCATATTTACTCACCCCAATTGCTTTCATGAAGCTCCATGTCATAGCACACATTGTCATACAATTGGCCATCGCAGTGTCCATGTCGCCTGATTTACGACACCCACGTGACCTGTAGCAAATTGTACCTTCTTGACACAGAAAGTAACACTTGTCACTGCGACGCAAGTGGTTAAGATACTTCAGTCTATTACGATCGCCACAAATTGCCTCCTCAATGTGATTTTCCCAATCCAACATCTCGCGAGAGACGTGCTGGTCAAACCTAGAGGCATCTAACATAATAGCCCAAGGGTTATCAAATCTCTTCCACTTACGCCACAGGACCACTCCACGAGCATCCGCGTTGAGACCTTTGAAGACGGTTGTGTCCCCAAAGATTGCAGAGACACCATGGAAAATTGGTTTTTCCATGGGTTTAAGTAACACTCCAATTTCAACATTAAAACGAGCACTGCGCGGCTGAATTATACGAGGCACACTACGCTCCTTGGCACTTCTGTTAACTTTCTCGTCTTTAATAAAACATTGACAGTTGACATCGGCAGGAACGAGTGGTCTCAATTCAAGTTCACGCACAACGTTCTCATACATGCGTCGTTTCCGACCGACATATGTGTCGACAAATTCCTCTGTGGACATCGGTTGAATAACTCCTACATGAGTCAATAACTTTTCTTTGAACTCATTGAGAGTCCGGTTCAAGTATCGACGAGAACGAGGGGTGGGCGGTGCTTCCAATCCATTAGCCCCCTTGACTAGAAACACACGCTCACCAATTGCAGTAAGCCCGTTCTTGAATGTGTTACCATGAACCCCCCAATGCTCACCGCGATGAACAGCTGACATAACAGTTAATGTCCGCTGACGCGGCCTGACATACCCAGTAGACTTACGGAACACCACAGAGACAGAACATGGTAGACGGTTTAATTCGTT